TTAGGGAATAGTGAATGAAGTTTGGTTGTAATAACTACTATTTCCTATTATAGTAACGGTTCCATCGGTTTTCTCGTAAGCTAAAGCCTGTTGGTCTACCCAGTCACTAAATGTGTAAATATCTTTAACGTTAGTTATTCCACTTACACTGTATAGTATCATACCGCCAGTTTTAACTAGCGTACCGTCAGACTTCAAACCTACAAGTCCATCTGTACACATTGCTATTTTCGTTATGCCCGTCCAAGGGGAAGTATCCAAACCCATTGCGCCCCTTACTGCAACTGTACCATCAGCTTGTAAGAATGCAGAACAGTTGTATCCTGCACAGACCTGCACAACGTTTGTTAAACCTGTAAAATTAAATTCATTGGTCTGTTGCCATCCACATCCAATTAGTGTTCCGTCATTCTTTATACCAATTAAAGCATAATACCCAGAGTCAACGTCTATAGGAGTCACTGAAATGTATTTAAGATTCGTCCAGTTCGCAGGCACAAAGGAGACCGAAGGGCCATTTACTCCTGTATAGGTGCCATTATACACAATTGTACCATCAGTTTTAAGTCCAAACATACAAGTTTCATGTCCAACAAGTTGTTTTATCCCAGTCCAACTGTCAATGATAGAAGTTGTAACGTTTGGGTTACTACCATTTGCTCTAACTAAAGTCCCGTCAGTTTTTATTCCATAGATTACGCCGTATGGCATGTTAACATATACGTCTGAAATGTTCGTCCAAGAACTCGTTGCGGTGTTTATTGCAGATGAATTGCTAATAACTGTTCCATTTGATTTTATTCCGATAGTGAAAGGCGAAGCAATGTTGCTTACCCCCGCAAGTTTACTTGAGACGGATGTTGATAGACTTGCTTGCGTCAACACCGCATACGTCGTTCCTGATTTCCTAACCCTCAAGGAAGAAGCATTAGAATCACTGGTCGCCCCTAATTTTGCGTAAACCGTAGTTGAACCGTTTCTTAAGCTTAAATAATTTGATCCTACCTCGCTTGTGGTTGTGTATAGCTTTATATCGGTCACTGTACCGGATTTTCGTATATGAAGCTTTTTAGAATACTCCGACATATATACCTCCTACGCTATCCAGATATTCCCGCCAATATCGCTAGTCGGGATATTATTGGCGGTCGTTGCCGTAGTCGCCGTCGTAGCTGTTGTAGCCGTGGTTGCTGTTGAGGCATTACCGAAGAGAGTTGCGGTAATGGTCCCGGCAGAAAAATTACCACTTGCATCCCGTAAAACAAGGGTACTAGCACTATTAGCTGAAGCACCCAAAAAAGCACGAACCTGGGCTGGCGTGGAAGGGCGAATATAGTTATCAGCATCAGTGCCAAGAGAAACCTGGGTCATAAAATAGTTTGGTGTTGCGTTTGTTATTGAAGATTCAGTTCTAAATAAGCTCGCAGTTATATAGCCATTATCACTTCTTACTGCAACAGTGCCACTGCCGTTTGCTACGGTAGCGTGATATCCATCCAGTTTGTCGGCGTTTAAATTTGTGCAGACAGTTCCGTTACTTAAAGCCACCTGTCCCGAAGAGTTTCCAGCGTCGTAACCATCTAATTTATCCGCACTTGCCACAGTACCAGTAACACTTACTGTCACCTTATCATTTGTCGCGTCTCCGGTAATCGCAATGTTCGTCCCCGCCACAAACTCCACAGTATCGGAAGGAGCATCGGCCGCAACTGTAGTCGAACCAACCAGGATATTAGAGAAGGAGTTTTGGTTTACTTGTGCTCCACTCGCAATACCGTCCAGCTTAGTTTTATCGGTGTTGCTCATAAATCCGTTAGTACTTGTGGTTACCGCCGAATGAGTATGTCCGGAAGCAGCAAAGGCTGAAGCGTCGTTTCCGTCCAGCTTATCAGCATTTAAATTTGTACAGACGGTTCCATTTGCTACAGGGATATTGCCGGACACATTGCCTGTATTTAATCCGTTTACCGTCCCCGCATTTACTATCGCATCCTCCTTTAACGCCCGGAAATTCTCCCTAATTTCAGCAGGCGCGTCGGCTATATATTCTGTATTAGCCGGTAAATTAGCGTTGAAAGCCATAAATAAAATCACCTCTTTTTAATAATAGAAAAAAGGACTACCCCTTTGGCAGCCCTTCACTCATAAATCCACTTAGCCTTCAATATCGGTATTGTAGCCGCTTAAAACACAACCCCATTACTGCAAGGCTAAATATGTCCTGCCTTGCAGTATGGGATTTTATTTCGACTATCTACTTTATAAAAGTCTGCGGCCTGATGCTTATACCGCGTAGGAAGCTTGGCTGTTTACCAGTGTCGTCACGATGGCGCTGTCGTTGACACCGTTATCATAGAAGGCTTTAAAGGGCAAGTTTATCGTGATGCCTTTTTCGTTTTCGATGCCGGGTGAGCTTTGCTGGAAAATGACTTCTTCCAGGGAAAACTGCAGGCTGTGGGTACCGCTGGTGAACTTGAATTTCAAAGCTGATTCGGTATTGTCAATCGCTTTATTTAACAGCGCCGTATCTTCAAAAAAGGCCTTGATGCTGCCGGAGACCTGGAGGACACCTTCCGGCAGGCCGGTCCGGTAACCGCCGCCGCCAATGGTATAGGTATTGCCGTCCAGGCCGAAGTCAGCATTCAGGCTTGCTTCGGTGACAATCGCCAGTTGCAAGCCTCCTTCTTCAATGCTCCCTTGAAAATTGCTGAATTTCAGCAGGGGAATGTCGGTGAGAGGGGCCGCAAAGGGTATAGCGCCGACCGTCCGTTTGGCGCCGATGAGATCCAGATTGGCGGTCAATTCATTATCCCCGCCATAGGTGAAGGAAAATTTGTTTACTTTACAGCCGTTGAACATTTCATACGCCGGGACATCGGGATATTGCTGCTCCAGCACCAGCGACGGCTGGCTGCCGCCTACTTTAAATACGTGCGTGTAGGGATCACCGGAACCGGTAGTGGTGGGGTTGCCAAACATGGCCCGCAGCCAGAAGCCGAAACCCACTTGATCAATAGGCACGACGATACTGCCGGATACGTCGATATTGCCGGTTGCCGGCTGTTCTTTGTCGCGGCGGCCGCGGATGGTGGTGGAATCGATCAAGTTTTGCTTTACATCCATTTTCGACTTGTTGAAAGGTATGTTATAACCTACGGGCGACACCGGCGTCTGGCCATAGGTATTCTCATAGGCCAGGGCTAATTTTGAATTAATGCCTTTTGCTCTTGACATGATAAACCTCCTTAATAATTAATGCTGTAACCGTTAACGGACGTGATTTTCAGGGTAATGTCCATCCGTCCGGGAAAGCGCGGATAGTACGCTACCGGTTCGATACTGTAATTCACCACGCTAATCGGGTTATCCGTATTCAGTTGGGCCAGTTCCAGGTATATCAGCTGGCCCAGGGCGTCACATTCGGCTACGCCGCCATATTCCGTTACATTACCGGTTACGTTTACCGCCTCTTGCAAGATCGTCCAGCCGACGGGGAGTATATACGTATACTCCTGCAATTCCAGTCCTTCCGATTTAGTTCCCGGAAAAATAACAATCATCGGGCAATTATCCGCCGTGGGCGGGGTTTTGCCGTTCATGCCGACATAAATATTAGGCGCCTTGCTATACTTCGTTAAACAGTAATTTTGTATCGGTTGGCTTGCTTCCAGCGCATCCCGCCATTTACCGATGATATCGCTCAATTTCAGTGTTGGAATCATTTCCAGTTATCCCCTTTCTTCACTTGCTGTATATCCCGTCCTATCAGTGATTGACGGCATACACACCTATATGGCAGATTGCGCATTTGCCGGTGGTGCCGGTGGTAACCCACCAGGCACAGGCGTCCTCCACACACTGACTGAACGAAACCATATTATTGGGATTGATACAAAGTAACGGGCAATACATATTTTTCTCCTCCTATTCTCTATCCGTACATCAAATGGTAATAATGGTTAGGTTTTTATTATGCGAATGAAATTTACCGTGCGTTATAGAGCACTTTCGACATCACTATAATTTTTTAAGATAAAGGGAGCGGTCACACCGCCCCCTTATCTTCCCTACCAACTCTATTCTCTTTGTACTTTCTCCTTAGTGCAGCAACCGCTGCAAGAAGACTACTAAGATTGCGGTTACTATCCCGGTAGCGCCGGATGCCTTCCACACGGTCATCTCCAGCGCGCGGAGCCTGACAAAGATATCAATGTCATTCTTTTCGCATTGCGTAATTCTGACCTCGCATCCGCTGTGCTCCATGCAAATATCTTCCGAAGAAGCCGCCATACTTAGTAGCCCCGTATCAGAACGTCGGCTTGACCGCCAACGTCCGTATTACTTGCATTTTTAATCTTGATAATACAACTCGATGCCGTTTTTGAAATAACCTGCGCGTGTAAATCCTCTCCCACTGCTGTGGGCGTGACCGTAGGGGTTGTGTAGAAGGCACGCCCGTAATCAACAGTCGTTCCTCCCACGGCGATGGTCGCTGTTTTAGCTATATCGATATCCGGTACGTCAATTTTTATTAGTAATTGATTGACTTCAGGTGTTTTGGCCGTATCTGCCGTACCAAGTAAAACTTGAAAATCAGCGTATCTAAAGGTATATTGGGCAGGTTTAAATGTTGTCCAATCGGTGAAGTTCGTTCCATCCTGGCTTGTGCTAATTTGCAAAACAGCCGAACCGGCGCCTTTAAGCACAACCGTAGAAACAAATTGCACGGTGATATTCGCAGTAATAATTTGTCCCATGTCCTTTCTGGCACATGCATATGTGCCGGAGTCCGGGTAAACGCCGTTAGTGGCTTTTAACTTTAATACCTGCGCCCCGCCAACGTCGGAAAACCTGGTCGTCGGATAATCCGGGAACCTGCCGCCCAGATTGCTGAAGTTTATCAGGGATGAACCAAATTCACAATTTGTTGCCGTGCCGGTCCGCAATAGGATTTCGTCAAAGGATTCGATCACATTTTTTGCCGGGAGATTGGCCACGTTAACAGACGCGGCTACAGCATAAACGCTGTAATGTCCGCTGCGATTAATCGCCTTGACGAAATACCGATAATTTTTTTCCGTATCGACATTCACCACATATTTATTTTCCGTTACGCCTGTCGCCATTAACTGCCCTTGCTCATAGCTTGCACCTTCGCGTATTTCGTACGCCACCACATCCGGTTCGGCTGCCTGATCCCAATACAACTCGATTGTCTCACCGTTCTGATATGCGACCAGCCCGGTTACATCCAGCGGTTCCAAGGTGATAGTAGCGGTAGCATATGCCTCGTCGGAATAAAAGCCTGCGGCGTTGACTGCTTTCACCATTGCCTTTAAAGTACCGCTGGTACTGGGAGCATAAGTCGTTTTTAATTCTTTGGTAAGCAGGAGTGCTTCGCCTGTATCCCAGGTAAGGCCAACTTTTACCTGATAACCCGCCAGGTCGCTTTCCGTGATCCCCGTCCAGGTAATATCCACAACAGATTTATCCCCGGTTTGCTGCACAATTTGAATGTTCGTTACCGGATCGGGGTTTAGACTGAAGATCCCACTGATTTTTACCGGCGATTGACTATATACGCCAGCTACCGAAACAGCTTTTATCCAAAAGATCTGTTCTTCCTCCGTGGTTACGCGGACATTGTAATATGTGCCCGTAACACGTTGCCCGACGATAGTCCCTTCATCCCACGACGGTCCTTGTTTGATAACAAAATAGGCTATATCCAGTTCGGAGGGAGTAGCCCACGAAAGTGTGACTTGGGTACGATCGGACATGGACTGCGTTGCCGTAACCCCAGTTACAATATCCGGCTCGATGGACGGACTAAATGTTGGATGATTCGCAACATTTGAAAGATAGCCGGCAACAGTTTTTGCGCAAACCATAAAATTATACGTTCCGCTGACAGGCAGCGTGTACTTATAAAACGTATCCTTGACTGTGGTAATATCCACACCGGTGCTCCAGGAGTCTCCACATCGCAGTTCATACCCGGAAATGTCCTGCCCCGGACTGGCTGTCCAGGAAATAACCGCGATTGAACGGTCTTTGGGGTCCTGAATCACCGAAAGATTGGCCGGTGTATCAGGCTTCAGGACAACTTGTACCGCCTGTGACACCGCCAGCGTACTACTATTACCCGCTGCATTAAACGCTTTAATCCAGTATATCTGATTCCCCTCGGTTATTAATTGGACGGTGTAATTAGTCGCTTTCAGTTGTGTGGCGATGACGGTTCCCGTATCCCACATATCGCCTTGGCGAATTTCATAGTATGAAATGTCCGTTTCGGTATTTGCCTGCCAGGACAAAGCTAATTTACTGCGGTCTGTCGCTTGGGTGGTGGCGGTAAACCCGGTCACTTGCGCCGGTTCAACAGTCACAGTTAAGCTAACTGTCGCGGGTATTGGCGAAATATTACCGCTGTTATCGACCGCGACTACCGAGAAATTATGCTGGCGGCTGATTGTTGCCGTATATACGTACTGCGTGTCGGTGATGGGTGTGGGCGTAATGATGCTGTCACCTTCCCACAGGCAATAACCGCTGAGGTCGATATCGTTTATCGCCGACCAGGAGAGCCGGATTTTGGTGCAGTTTGCAGGATCTATGGTCGCCGTAATTTCCGCCACGTCGCTCGGCGGGGCATCCTTCCCGGTAATCAATAACGGCGCGGATATGCTGCCGGATGATACTACACCGGCTTCATTGATAGTGGCAACCTTGACCAAATAGGTAGTATTGGTTTTCACACCGATAATCGACGCGTTTAATGCACTTATGCCGGTAGCCCATATGGTCCATGTATCTCCATCGTCTACGCTGTAGGAAACCTCATAACCGATGATCATTTTATCGTTTCTTGCCATCATCCAGGCGACATTCAGATTTGAGACGATTGTGCCGTCTTTCTGCCGGTACGTTTCTTCAGCCGCACTTACCCCGGCGACTTCGGCAGGAGTTGTATCCAGCGCGCTGTAATTGATTTCCGGCACATCCGTTGCTTCATTATAAATTTCTTCAATGTATTCCAGGCAGGTGATTTTGCGCCGCAAATCCTGATCCCGGCTAATATTGAGCACCCGGAAAGGCTTGACCACTTTGTTCGTTTCGCCGAAGCTGTACAAGTCCCACTTCTGGGGAACTTTGGACAACGAACCGGCGATGGTCACGGTATCGGTGCAGATTTCCTGCTCAACCCCCTGCACACTTAAGGTGACAATACTTTGCGCGGCTTGGGGAGTCTCCGCCGCAGGGTCGGTAATTTGCAACGCCACCGCGTAGGCGGTGTTGGGCTTCAACGTTACCTGTCGATCAAACTGCAGCGTCGTGGCCGTGGCGTCCAGGAGACGCCCGGAAAATCCCCACTGCGGCACATCATGCGCCAAGAGAACGACGTCGTTAATCTGGCAGGCGATGGCGTCAATATCCGCACTATGGTTCACCGTCCGCCGCAGATATTGATTGAGCCGCAGCCGGTATTTACCTTCCCGGTAAGCCTGAGCGACAGTGGTGGCGCCATCCAGGGTAATCTGTGTGATGTTCGGCTCGGTCACGAAATCATAATCATCGGCGTAAGCCGTGATAACATCCTTCTGATAACCTTTGTCCTTGTTGAGGAAAGTGATTTCTATCGCATTGGCCCGGTCTTTTAGTCCCACAAAAGTCTCGCTGAACTGATCGGTGATCATATTGCCCACCGTGAATAACTGCACCGGTTGCCCGGGAGCGTCACAGACGCAGCCGAACCGGGTTCCCCGCATGATTACCTTGCCCCGGCCAACCCCTTCCGGTTTCTGGAGAGCAGTCCAGAGGTCGGTCGCCGTATCATAGATATAGTCAAACGTCAGATTCCGGCTATCGCAGAATGCCGCCCAATGGGCAAAATCCTGGTAGATCGTCCGTGACGCCGGCGCGCCCCGCACCACAAATTCAAAATTGCCGGTATGGATATTTTTTATTTGCCGGCAGCGGTGGATCATGTCATAGGCAGCCCAAGCCGGATTGGTTGCCGGTTTTTCTTCATATTGACCGCTATCGGCATTCCATACCCAAACATTATCTCGGTTTTGTATCCAGGTTATGCTCGGCATCCCCCCGCTTAGCTGGTTGGTTGCCAACGCCCTGATACCGACAAGCGCCTTGCCGGGGCGAAGAAAATCGTCATAAATAATGCTGGATAACTGCGTCCAAAAAACGCGGGTGGAATACCGGGTATCCGTCCCGCTTTTGGATACACACCGCGCTCTTACCTCATACTGGGCGGGAGAAAGGTGATCAATGCGGTATGTGCTTTGGAAAGCGGTATTTTTGGCTGCGGAAATCGCTAAATTAATGTTTGGGTTTACATCAATTTTAAAGGTAGTGCCATACCCTTTCATATTGAAGGATATTAAGCCATTATTATAGTTTTCAAAAATACGGGCATTAGGCTGCACACCGGAAACAGAACCCGCTACGGTAAAATGAGCCGGAATATAGGTGTTATAGCCTGTCCGCACAGGCGCGACATAGGTGATGGTCCACGTCTCGGCTGGCGCGGCCGAGTTAACCGAGATCATCTTTAATAGCCCGTGGGGGTTCTGCGTTATCGTCCATGAATTTCCGTCAGTGAAATTACGCCAATCAGCATCACCAACCTTGCGATATTGCAACTCTACGGTAACAGACGCATTTTCCAAGCCTCCGTTATCTTTTATACGGTACAGCCCGTAGGGAAACTGCAGGGTAACCTCCAAGCCCTCTATAGCATCTCCCTGGGTCTGCTGCGTTGCCCAACTGTGATCGGTGGCAAGCTCATAAGCCAGGGCCTGATCGATATACGTATCGTTAAAATTGGCAATGATCGACTGATCATTTTCCCCTAACCGGGTTTCCGCGATGACATCTTTATAGTAGGAAAGCGGATTATCGTTAATCCGGATATCGCCGATATTATCCACCGGCCCTTCCCCGCCACACAGCAGGATATTCAGGTATTGGTTCTCGCCGTTGCTTGATACATGCTGGGCCAGCACTTGGCCGGCTGTGCGCATTGTGCCATAAGTTACCCCCAGAGCATTGCCCTGGCCGGTCGGCGACTGCGCGTTATTCCAGTCATAGGACGGGTTGACCTTCGGACGGTCCGGTTTAGCCGGCGGAAACCAGTGATTGATTAAGGCGCCGCCGATCATGTTAACAACTCCTGATGCCATGTGGGACCAGAATTTATTGAACCCTGCAATTTTATTGAAAAAACGACCCGTATAGTATCCCAACGCCAGTGAAAAGATAGTTCTAAACCATGAACTTTTGCCGACAACGGGACAGACGGCGATCCAGTCACCACTATTGACGATTTTCTCTTGCGCATCCTCCGCGATATTGCCGTTAATACTGATAACATAGTCGTCAAGCCCCATGATATAGGGCCGTACATATTCATAGGCTGCTTTACCGGGAATATACTCGCATACATGGATTTCCTTGTCGTGATGGTTAAACGGGTTTTTCAGTACGGTTATTGTGATCATCTCATCACCTCCGGCACATAGAATCCTTCGATGCGTTTTGCCCAGGTGGGATTATCGACGCGGTCGATGTTGACACCGATTTCCTTGCGGGTATGGATAAACCGGCCCTGACCGATATACACTCCTGTATGGTCGCAGTATATGGCAAAACGGATAACAACAAGCGCAGGGACGGGGATTTCCCCCTTACACCTGCGCCAGAACGCCCTTTGTTCATTCATTTCATCATGAATCCGGCTGGTCTCTTCACAGGAGATTTTATAGTCGGGCAATGCAATCCCGTAACGCCGGAAAACTTCCGTGGACAGTCCCCAGCAGTCGAGACCTGTTGCCGGATCACGCCCGCCGTCGACAAACGGCAGGCCAATTAAGTCGTCAAATTTTATATTCATACTACCCCCAAATTAAAAATCGCCCAGCGGCGATTAGTGTTAGCGCACTTTATCCTTATTAGGCGTAAAGCCCGCCTTCCGGTATGCTTGGCTCACCCCCATACCTTGCCGAATTGCCCCGGTCGCGGCAAGACTGTAACGTACCGTCACACGGCGGCAAGGCTCCGGCATACCCGCACTCAAGGCCTTTGTAATGGTCCCGCCAGGCGCAAAAATTCTTCAGTACTCGCCTGAAGGGAAAACGCAGCTGCACCGACATGTCGCAGCCAAGATAAAACGTGGCCCAGTGACTGTCGCAGGCGGTTGATTCCACCGTGAAAACTTCTTCCACCTCGGGCTGCTCATTACCCAGATACTCGGAGTGGACCACCCGCAGCGTCACGGTCGTGCCGGTCAGGCCATGATATTTTTCAACATAGCCCTGAACAATTTGCGTCACATTCGAAATCTGCAGCGGTACGGACTGTGGATTGCCCTTGTGGTCCTCCGTAATTTCGCCGAGTTTAAAGTTGAAGGCAGTCCAGGTATGACCATGCCAGATGATATCTTCGTTATTGCGCACCAGCCGTAAAGGTTCCGCGGAATCCGGGATGTCGACCTCCACCAACAGCAGCCATACGCCGTCGCTGGAAAGCTGGCTTTTTTCAAGCATACCGGCAACAGATAGATTAAGCATATCATACCTCCTGAATGGTTAATGTTCCGGAATAATAGCCCGGCGCCGCCAGATCGAAACTAACGTCCCCGCTCCCAAACCGGACGGTAAACAGTTGACCGGAATACGGATCATTTGCAACGGTGGGATAGTACCAATCGAAAGCTAAACTGCCGCCGCGCACCGTATTTCGGTAAAAATCCCGTAAAGCGGCATAATCCACCGCCGGTAAGGCAGTCCATTTCAAAACAAATGTTTGGGGAATCCGGGTAAATCTGGCCCGGGAAATTACCAGCCCGTTCTCCATTTCGGACTGCAGGGCAGGATCTTTGATTTTGGTTGTAAAGGGATATACCGGTTGTTGGATATTGGGAAACTGTGCCATTGTTTTTGGCCTCCTATAATTAATTTTTGTGGGGGATTTTCTCCCAAATAAGGCTATGGAACAGCAATGGCAGCATCCGTGAAAGATGCCGCCACGCAAACGTTTTTCGTTTGTTGCCATTCCCGCCCTGTTCCTTGCACAAGATGACACTCATCTACAAGTCAAACCTATCAAAAAAATCTTTGTAGTTCAGGTGTATTGCCCATGAATCTTCATCCGGACAAAAATATATCTCATAATCCCCTTTCCTATAAATTGACTCATGAAATTGCTTATAGCGTTCTTCACTCACAGGCTGTTTAACCCATCCTTGGCGGACCAGTTCTGCATAGTAATATTGTTCTACTGCTGAATCACTCATATTGTCGTATTTATACTCAGCACTAATCCATCGCTTGACTATTTTTTTACCAATACGAAACTCTGTCTGTTTGGCGCCTGCCGGATGTGCAATGGTTTGAAACTGGGAGCGTAAATTTTGTTCTCTCCTTGCTGTGTCTGAAGGGTTAACTGCCAGGTAAAGCAATGGAATAATAAACGAACCCAGCAGGATGGACAAAATTATCACCCCAAATACATTTCCGCACCCGTTAAGCACGCTTCTGCACCCGTTAAACACGCTTGTTTCATCCTCTCGCTTTTAGTCAAAGACATTAAATAAATACCAAGCATATCTGCCACCCACTGATTTTGTTATACTGGGACTTAAGGAGACTTCACCTGATACTACCCCACTACGACTGATAGACATGGTGCCTTGTATCCCCGCTCCAGTCGTAGTGCCCAAAGAACCTCCCGCCAATGCCTCCCTATAGGCTGCCGCATTGTTTTTTTCTGCATTGCCAAAGAAAATACCAGTGCCTACACTGCCTGTTACAGGCAGCGGAAGTCCTAAACTAGCGCCACCACTGCCATCCATGATTAAATATACATTGCCCTTCTTATCCAGCATAAACCCACCGCTAACTGAAAGGATCTTTAATATAGGTGTACTAAGTCCACCTTCAATAAATTTATAATCGCCCTGCATAGTAGCTGGATTTGGTAATAGGCCATCGGCTATGGCATCTTTAACTGCTTGCTTGAATCCACTAATTAGGTCAATATTCACATTAGGGCTGGGATTAATAGTATTGATCGGCTCCTGACTCAACCCATTTGCTACCGTCTCAATAGCAGGCAACATATGCAAATAAATGAGTTTTTCCTGTCGAAGACACCGGCGTTCGTCATAAGGATGCGGCCTTCCGGCGGCGTTTACCCTCCACAGTCCAGTGCCAAGTGGATTTGCTCGTAGCCGATAACCATTTCTCATGTCTTGATAACTAAGTGTTGGGTCAATAAATACAGTATCCAGCGGATCTATGGTCGCAAATATGCTTTTCCATATCTGATGCAATATCTTATCCCATATCTTATCCCATATATGATGCCATGGTAATATAGGCTTCGCTGTGACTACCACCTCAGGCAAGATGATATCCTCTTGAGCGTTAAACTGTTGTTTTGTATTAAATTCATCACTCAATATTCCCATACCTCCTTTGCATAGGCAGCCCGGTCGGAGAAACTGTTAAAATATAACGAATTTTACTCTTCCTGACCATCCGGCAGGCGTCAATGGCCCAGGAAGCTCAAAACTATGTTTCACGACTACTACCAATTCGATTGCTGTTATGAATTTATGAGAAATACTTATTCTCTCAATAGCTTTTGCACATGCCTTTAATCACCCTCAAAAGCCAGGAGCTCAAGCGCGTCCCTGCATTCTGCACTAAACCTTCTGCGAAGACCGTAGCGGAGAGCAGGCGAACCACCAGTCCATTCATCGGAAGCCCGTACAGTGTAGATGGCCTCGATCAATTCCTTGTCCGCTGCGTAAGAGGCATTGGGATAACCCAAGACCTCGGCAGCGTCGTCAAAAAGCTCCTTTACGTTGCCGGGACCATATTGCACGGAAGCAGACCAAACCACATTCCGGAGAGCAAATGAACGTTTCTCCAAGTCAATATATGCCTTAGCCGCTTCCGCAACAGCCGGGACATAGTAATTCAGCCGGACATACTCATGCTGAGCTCCCAGGAATCCTTCTCTATCCTCCTGCGCAATAGCCGTCCATACAGCATCAAACTCCGGAGTGTCGGGGCAATATTGGTTGAGCCGGGCGCCCCAGGAGTTACCTTCCTCAGCCAGCCAATCAACAAAAGCTTGGGGGATGCCGAAATTATTAGCGAATTGCCAGGCTCCGTAGGAAGTACCCCCGGCATCTTCAGCACAATGAGAGATAACACCAGGCTCCCCGTTGGATTCGTATTGACTACTTAAATCACCGAGCTTGTACATTTTTATCGCCTCCTCCTGTCAAATCGTTTCTTTTCTTGCACACAAACACACACAGAGGGCGCAGGGCGTCCATCCCGGCATCAATCAGGTTTTCAATTACGCTCATTACTTCAGTTATAGACAAAAACGAGTAAATGAAGCCCAGCGGGAGCTTACTCCAATCGGCCCCAAACAAGACGATGGACGGAACAGATTTTAACGCCAAATTAAAAGCAATCACCAACAACATGTAGGTAATCGCTTTGTGGAAAAACTTTCTCCCCATTGTTTTGCTGTTTAAGGTTCCGTCATGCCAGCATAGATAGAAGCCCTCAAGCCAGGAGTCTATGCCCACTTGGTTTGCTTTCCGTTTGCCCTCAGCCATCCAGCGAGTCAGCACGTCCATTGCCATAAGGAAGAACAGTGCCAAGAAAGGCGTCAATTCACTCCCCAGAAAAAACGTCATTGTGGCAAGAAAAAAACTGACCACTGTTTTGACTTGCCAGTTCATAAAAATGTTTGCAATTATTTTTAAATACTCCATCTAAGCACCTCCTTTAAATTCAAGTACTTGTCGATGAGCTATAGTAATCGCCGCCATTCCCCCCTAAAAAAACAAACGCATTCTTGCGTCCTTGCTTTTAGTGCGGCGCGGCTGGCCATACCGGATTATCCATACCACATGTTTCCGGCATGTCCCTGAGGGCTTGCCGGTATGTTTTCCATGCTTCCCGCTGTTCCTCGCTAATAGGATAGTCAACCAGCATATACTTATCACTTTCAGTAAGCAAACGATTGCGTTCGGCTCGGAGTGTGGCCAACAGTTCTTCTGTGGACACATTTGACTCCATAAACTGCCCGTCGATATAGTCCCACCCTTCTTGCGGCTGCGTGGCTAAGTCGGTTATCTCTACAAGCACAATATCGGGGGAGAATTCTGGCTTAACTTCGGCTTCAAAAATCCAGTGTGCTTTACCATATAAAATCTGAGCAAATTTTTTCATTTTATCTCTCCTTTTACCATTCGACAAGTACAAAACCAGGCGCACCAGCACTACCGGGAGTATTACTGGTAGTCCTAGTCGAACCTCCTCCGCCACCACCGTATAATATTCCAATACCAGTACCATTAGAAGTAGTACCAATACCACCAGAACCGAATATGCTATCTCCACCTTGACCACCACTGTTACCAATTTCGCTACTTTCACCATTTTTACCAGGAGAACCGCCAGTACCACCAGCTGCGCCACCAGTACCATAACTACCTCCGCGACCGCCAGCACCACCAGGGCATGAAACATATGAACCAAAAGAAGATGTTCCTCCAGTGGCGCCACTAGCGCTTGAGCCATAGCTTGAACCAGCACCGCCTGCACCGACAGTTATGGTAATTTGTTGTCCCGATGTGGGACCAAAAACGGGGAAGGCAATTTTGGCCGCACCGCCACCACCGCCGCCCCCTCCAAAGCTAGAACTTTGACCATTGCCGCCACCGCCGCCACCACCGCCAGCCATAGAAACCAAAACCTTAGTTACGCCTGTGGGCACAGTAAAGGTAGTGTTCATATCAACAGCTATGGCAGAAGCAGCACTCACTAACGCCGGAGATACTGTAACAGTAGCGCTACCAGAAGCGGCTGTAACGTTAGCTTGAATCATATATTGAGCACCATTAATATTGATAATTTGTCCAGCTAAAAAGGTTCCATTTGTGGGAGTGACACCAGTTAGCGATAATGAGGTTGCTCCTGCTGAACCAGTTGCGTTACAGGCGGTTGTTGTCCCGTTTAATGTAAATAATTGTTTGCCACCACCTGCCCCGTTAATGGTTGCTAATGTATGGTTATGGCTGTCGTCTGCTACCGTCGCCGTTATGGTTGCATTGGCGGAACCATCAAATGTAGCTGAACCACTGACATCTCCGGTAAGGGATATCGTCCTGGCTGTCGCCAATTTTGTGGCTGTATTTGCGTTACCGTTCAAGGTTGCAGTAATGGGGGGAGTGATATTAATAGTGTTAGAAGCAGGAATATATTGAAGAATAGCTCTATTATTTTGCCAATCAAAAAAACCACAAGATACGCTACTTAAAAATATCCCATGATTAATATTTGTTCCTGTAGTTTTAATCTGTCTCTCAGATGATGCATCAAAAAGTAAATGACCGCTAAGTGTCCCTCCGGTTTTTGATAATTTTGTCGAATCTTCAACGGTAATGTTGCCTGAACCGTCAAAGGACACTCCGTTGATGGTTCGCGCCGTGGCCAGTTTCGTCGCCGTGGCCGCATTTCCTATACAAGCTGCAGACGAAGCCACTGTGCCCGTAACCCCAATTGTAACTTTGTCATTTGTCGCGTCTCCGGCAAGGGCAATGTTCGTCCCCGCCACAAACTCCACAGTATCGGAAGGAGCATCGGCCACAACCGTAGTCGCACCAACCAGGATATTAGCGAAGGCGTTTTGGTTAACCTGCGCCCCACTCGCAATACCGTCCAGCTTAGTTTTATCGGTGTTGCTCATAAATCCGTTTGTACTTGTGGTCACCGCCGAATGAGTATGTCCGTAAGCAGCAAAGGCTGAAGCGTCGTTTCCGTCCAGCTTATCAGCATTTAAATTTGTACAGACGGTCCCATTTGCTACAGGGATATTACCGGATGCATTGCCTGTACTTAATCCGCTTACCGTCCCCGCATTTACTATCGCATCTTCCTTTAAGGCCCGGAAATTCTCCCTTATTTCAGCAGGCGCGTCGGCTATATATTCTGTATTAGCCGGTAAATTAGCATTAAAAGCCATAAATATAATCACCTCTCTTAAATCATAGAAAAAGGGACTACCCTTTTAGTAGTCCGTCGCTTGTAAATGGACTTATCCTCCAATATCGGCATTGGAGGTATTTTTACTCTGATGTCACAGAATTAGGTTTTAGACACGCCTCCTCTTTTAACCCCTTACCTACAGCATCGTATTCCTCCCCCCACACCTTGCTACTTCCTGGCCATCCAGGCGAAGATCTCAGGAAAGCCCCGCAATCCCGTATTCCACGGTTACTACCTGCGGAATATCAAGGAGGGTAAGACCAAGAAGCAGGCGTTGGTGTGCGTCATGCGCCGCCTTCTCAACCTCGTCTACGGGATGATGAAGCACCGGACGGCTTACGTCATGCCGGAGTTGCCCGAAAAAGAGGCTGTTTGACAGCAGTGGCAGCATCCGCGAAAGATGCTGCCACCATGTTGGCCTTTTGTGTTGTTCTCCCAGGAGAGCGACATTTGCGTCAGATGCGACACTGACGCTTTGGTCGGTACTGTCGCTTCGCTAGGTGCATTGAGGGGCACTGACTGCAGAATGGAAATTCTGCGGTCAGTTGCTCTGCCCTCTGTTTTTCAGGAAGCTATGTGGCGCGTGAGTTTCTGCAATACAGCCACTGGCTTACTTCGTTTTGCAGTGAGTTTGGGCAAAGTTTTACAGCTAATTGACAGTGACACCGATCAAGTCAAACCTTCCTACATTAAATTGTAAATGCCCACCAAGTTTCAACGACGCCTGTTCAAAATCACCTGGATTCAACAAGAATACACCACAGTCAGTTTTTATGCCTACCCATTTTCTTTGGTCAGCATCGTTAGCAAATTTAGTACAGTGGCTAGGCAATGCAATTTCGCCAAGATATTCTCCTGAAACCTGCGCTTCTTCTCCTGCAGTAGAAGCACTTATGTTTGTCGGGAAACCGGCGAGTATCAGTACCTCTATCATTTGACCTTTTCTCTTTCGAAGGTCAAATGGTACAAAATCAAACAGTTTTATTCTTCGTTCATTGACCAATAGCGCTGTAACCCAGTAATCATAAACTGTATTTTCATATTCAGCACCATTCTCAACGTCTTCCACAAAAATCTTCACTTTCACCCCTCCATATCACATAGAATAAGGATGCGCCGTCACGATGAATCCGTTATCTCCTGTAACTACTTTTAGCTGTTTAGAAATTCCATTAATTGTTACATCGTAAATAGTTACGCCATTTCCTAGAGATTTTCCTCCCCCTTGCTCTACTGCATTGAGTATTAATTTTCCTATTTCCTCTTCGCTTTTAAGCCCCCAGCTTGAGAACTCTTGAGAGTGTCTTGCGACAACATGTTTCAGTCCCGCCGCTTCATTCCCCGTCTCAAGCCAAGTGAGTTTTCCTTCGGGATTTTTTACAATTCCTACTATAGCGTCTTTATTATACTTGACTCCGGCTTGTTCGAGTTCCCCGAGTAATTTAGCTTTACTCAACCCCTGAGTAGCTATACTTTCAGCTTCAGCTATTTTCTCCAAAGGATTCCTTGATCTACCTAGTAAGTTTGCTGCTCCCGCTGTTTCTTCACCAACCCTAGCAATCTTAGCTGCCTTATCAAATCCTTTGGTTCCGATAAACGCTAATCCTACTTCGCCTACTGCCCTTCCCCAGAATCTTGCTTTCGTGTTCGCATCTCCGTTAATTACATTTTCTGTATATGAACTCGATATACTATTATAAATTGCTTTTCCCGTATCTACAGGGTGTATTGTAGCCTGCCATATATTCTTTGTGGTATCAATTGGGTGCCTACCAAGTGAATAAAGTCCTTCCGCAGCACTCTTAAGTGCATCTAATTCACCTCCATAAAAACCCCCTACTACTCGGAGCTGTTTCTCAAACCTTCCTAAATCTTCATAATGTGGTATCCCGGCTTTGGTCCTGTAAAATCCTATAATTGGGTTATACGCCCACTCACAACCGGAATCAACTGCATCAGTTAACGTAAAATCATCCGGTCTGTCAACACTTCCACCCGCCACCACGTTGCTAGTAATCTTTTCTACAAATTCATTAACCCTCTGCCCTAACTCGACAGGGGTGATACTAGAATTCCACCCGCCCGTAAGGTCTAAAGCAACATCTCCTTGCTTACTGCTCAGATATTTTATAAGATAATCCAAGTGCTCATCAACTGGAATTCCCGAATCCCGGAACTTTGTTATTACCCCCTCATTGTCTGCTATTCTTTGTTGCAATTGTTGTAATGTACCACTATCGGCCATATATTGACTGAATTCCCGGTAATCGGCATCCCATTTTTTCTCCTTGATCTGCCGTATCTCTTCGTCATATGCTTGCTGCGGAGTCCAGTCAGGGTTTTTCGCCGCTAAGTTTTGCGACTCCCTGAATGTATCAATCAGTATGTCTCCGGATACATTTCCCTTAGTACCATTACCGGCATCCTGCGAGGAAATTATACGGGTTTGACTGAGATTTTCCCCCCTGGCAATGCGCTCTTGTTCCTCCCCGGCTGCTATTTGTTCCGAGGTTCTAACATTCTGCGGCTCATTATCCCTTGAAGCTACTTCATAAGGGGGGTATTGGACATCTGACCACTCTGGTGTTCCAATGGAAGCCTGTGTAAAATTTTCGTCGGACTGATAATAGTCGTACCCGGCCATATTATTATTCTGGTCGGAGAATGGATTATGTTGTTTTACCCATTCAATTGCTTGGTCAAACCATCTCATAGTTTAACCTCCTAGTGATTAGATATGTCATGTACTCCGTTATGCTGGACTCTACGACCTAGCCGAGTCCTCCGCCGCTATGGCGTTACTTTCATTCGCAATCGTTGTTTTTCTAAAAAATCATCTTCCATTATCCCAACACCTCCTTTGCATAGGCGGCCAGGTTGGAGAGAAACATAACAAACCTCCCAATAACCCGCCTACCATAACCGCCTAAAACCAAACCCCATTACTTCAAGGCTAAATATGTTTAGCCTTGAGTATGGGGTTTATTTCTGCTATATCTAGTCTGCAGCCTGATACTTATCCCGCGTAGGAAGCTTGGCTGTTTACCAGCGTCGTCACGATGGCGCTGTCGTTGACGCCGTTAGCATAGAAGGCTTTAAAGGGCAAGTTTATCGTGATGCCTTTTTCGTTTTCGATGCCGGGTGAGCTTTGCTGGAAAATGACTTCTTCCAGGAAAAACTGCAGGCTGTGGGTACCGCTGGTAAATTTGAATTTCAAAGCTGATTCGGTATTGGCAACCGCCTTATTTAACAGCGCCGTATCTTCAAAAAAGGCCCTGATACTGCCGGAAACCTGGAGGACACCTTCCGGCAGGCCGGTCCGGTAACCGCCGCCGCCAATGGTATAGGTATTGCCGTCCAGGCCGAAGTCAGCGTTCAGGCTTGCTTCGGTGACAATCGCCAGTTGCGAGCCTCCTTCTTCAATACTCCCTTGAAAGTTGCTGAATTTCAGCAGGGGGATGTCGGTGAGGGGGACCGCAAGGGAGGTGGCGCCGACTGTCCGTTTGGCGCCGATGAGATCCAGATTGGCGGTCAATTCATTATCCCCGCCATAGGTGAAGGAAAATTTGTTTACTTTGCAGCCGTTGAACATTTCATACGCCGGGACATCGGGATATTGCTGCTCCAGCACCAGCGACGGCTGGCTGCCGCCTACTTTAAATACGTGCGTGTAGGGATCACCGGAACCGGTAGTTGTGGGGTTGCCGAACATGGCCCGCAGCCAGAAGCCGAAGCCCACTTGGTCAATAGGCACTACGATACTGCCGGATACGTCGATATTGCCGGTTGCCGGCTGTTCTTTATCGCGGCGGCCGCGGATGGTGGTGGAATCGATCAAGCTTTGCTTTACATCAATTTTCGACTTGTTGAAAGGTATATTATAACCTACGGGCGACACCGGCGTCTGGCCATAAGTATTCTCATAGGCCAGGGCTAATTTTGAATTAATTCCTTTTGCTCTTGACATGATAAACCTCCTTAATAATTAATGCTGTAACCGTTAACGGACGTGATTTTCAGGGTAATATCCATCCGTTTATCTCCTTTCTTCACTTGCTGTATATCCCGTCCTATCAGTGATTGGCGGCATATACCCCCATATGGCAGATTGCGCATTTGCCGGTGGTGCCGGTGGTAACCCACCAGGCACAGGCATCCTCCACACACTGACTGAACGAAACCATATTATTGGGATTGATACAAAGTAACGGGCAATACATATTTTTTCTCCTCCTATTCTCTATCCGTACATCAAACGGTAATAATGGTTAGGTATTATGCGGATGGAATTTACCGAAATTACCCCAAGGTGGGCTTATGAGGTATAACCGGCGATTATTATAATTACCGATATTCTAAAAGTTGTTTGCTTAAATATTATTTACACACTCGCAATGTTCGTTATGGAGCCAACATAAGTTTTTTTCGCTTAAGAAAAGCGGCAATCAAGCAACCGTATTTCACGTCAAAAAATTTACACTTAGCTGTTAATTCAGAACAAAGGGCTTGATGTTCCAACCAACAATGAACTTTTGAATGCTTCTTATTTTCCTCTAAGCTTCTTGGCCCCATAATACAATCACCCTTCTTTAATTCATTACCCGTAGTTTATTCTTTTACACTAGCTCATTCTTTTGATAAAAACGGCGGTTGCTGCGTTTCCAATGAATATCTAAAGTATTCAATTTCTTATGCAATTGCTTAGCCTTTTCTTTGATCCAGTTTTCCGGTAAATCCGGATATTCCTGGCGGTACGCCTGTTCAAGCATGTCCAGTGTGTAATATTTCATAAAATCCCCCCGTTCTTTATCCGTACATTTCAATGCGAATTTAGATAGGTAGTCAGACGAAAAATTCCTTGGCGGGCATGAAATTTTACCGTAGCAATACGAATACCAAGCAGAGAACAGATTTCTTTGCATTGATATCCCTGCGTCAGCATGCGAATAACTACCTGTTGTCGGGGAGACAATTGGTTCATTCCCCGGTCAACATCGACAAGTGCACACAGGATTTCTTCTTTACCGGTTTTAGTGTTATTCCCGCTTACCCGTTCATACCGGGTTGAGGCAATTTCAACGGCACTTCTCAATTCCTGGTAACGTTTAACGATATTGGCGATCTGTCTGGCTTCGTAATCGTTACTGCTTTTGAAGATGATGGAGTTTACCTTTTCTTTCGGTTTCCTTACTGTCAGACGCTGATTTCTACACAT